CTTCGGCTGATCAAGTTCAGAACCGGGAACCGCGTCAAGGCCACCCGAGATATCGACAGTCTTGTCGAACGCATCGGCAGCCTCAGCCGTGGTGCTGCCGTCCGGCGTCTCGAAGGCCCGATAACCCAGGTCCATCGTGATGGTCGCGGCGGCCACATCGTCAACATGGAGAAAACTCTCGTTGAACAGGATGCGGACGCGGCCACGCAGAAGCGTCGCCAGTTCAATCGTGTCGGCGGCAGACATGCCAGCGGGGGCTGTGAACTTGAAGTACTCAGTCCGCTGCTTGCCATGCTGATCCGTCTCCCGATTGAACTCCACCGGAGTGTTCTGCGACTTCTGAAGCTGATCGCTGTAGAATTTAGCCATGGTTCACTCCTTACGGTTCGAGGCAATCAACCCGCAGCACCTTTTCCTCGCGAATGCGCACTGCGTTCGCAGTGAAGTTCGCGTGGATTTGCGGCAGGTTACGTTTATCGGGACGTGGGCTGATGACAATCGAGGGACCGGCTTCCCAGTTGCCCCAGTGCATGCCAGAACGCACCCACACAGGTAGCTCGCGGATCGTGTCGCCACTATCGTCACGAGCGCCCCAGCCTTCCCACGGCACAAACGTGATGCCCAGGAAGCGAGAAACCTCGCCATTGACGAGAGCCTTCGTCGCGGCGAAGTCGCTGGACTGGATTTCCTTGATGCCAAGCAGATCGTCGATCTGTTCAGCCGTCACGCCCATGAAGATTTCTTCGTCCATAGGGCCATCGGCCTTGGTGTTCTGCTTGATCTTCTTCCTCGCAGCCCGGAGCTTGTCGATGTTGAGACCTGTGGCAACCGCCGGGTCCGCCGACGAGCCAACAGTCACGTCAATGACGTTGTTAGTGTCGAACTGCACCGACGTTGCGCCGTTCTTGCCGGAGAAGCCGTTGGAGAAGAACGCATCGCGGATCAACTCGTCCTTCTTGCGGCCAAAGCCAAGCGCGACCGAATTCACATAGGGCGAAGTCGGATCGTAGAGCATACGCAACTGGTCGATACGGTCGATCAGCACACCGGCGTCGAAATCCTTCGGATAAATCCAACGCTGCGTGTGGCTCAGTTCAGACAATTCGGTATCGGAATACCGGGTCGTCATCTCAGTGAAGTCAACGGTGCCGACGAAGTTCACCACTTGCGCTTGCTCACCCGTGTAAGAGCCGACAGTGACGAACCGCTCCAGCCCCTTCGGGAGAAGCTGAATATCAGCTTCCACATTCGACGTGAACATGTCGATATGGTGCTGAGAGATCGGGAACTGATTGAGAGTGCTCATGTGTTACCCCTCAAGGTTGATGTTGAACGTACTGCTTCGTCCAATATCGAGGGGTATTCTGCGACCAGGCCCTCAGTAAACTGCCGCCATAGCGGCGTCCTAGAGAGTTGCGGCGCTCACGTATGAGCGGTATTCGCGAGTTTGGCAGACGAAGCCGATCTCACGAATACCACAAGTGTCGCTTGCATGGCAACACCTAAATGCTAAGAAGAACCCGCCGTCTCATGCAGCTTCATCCACTTGTCCAGATGACTTCTGTATTCCGGGTGCGTGCGATCCCGCAGGACGCGCTGGAACTTCTCATCCGCCTTGAGCGATGCGATCTGCGCTTTCGCCGATCCCGGCGTCACCTCCTGCCCGCCGCCGCGGAACTTCGACTCCTGCCCGATGACAGCGCCTGCTTTCGTAAGCAGCTTCACAACAGCCGGAACACCCATCGCCCCGTCTAGCTGCGCCAGATCGTCGTCGTCCAGACCGAGCGACTCCATCGCCCTGCGGCCTGCCGCGAGGCGCGTATCCCACTGCTCGCCTGCTTCCTGCTTCAGGGCTTCAATGGCTTCCTGGTTCTGCGCATCAACGGCGCTCTGCTGTTCGCCTGCAACCTTCTGCGCGTGCTCCTGCCACTTCTCCGCGACGATCTGCGCTTGCCGCGGCGTCAGCCGGGCCTCGCTGAAAATTCCCTTGACAGCCTCCACGTTCTTCGGATCGGCGTTATCGCCAAGCTTCAGTTCGTAGCCATCCGGCGTCTCCGGCGCACCGATCTTCGTGAAGAACTGGTTCAGTGTTTCCGGGTCGGCATCGGCTGCCGGGACTTCGACGACGTTGCTCGCGCCGCTCTGGAACCGGAGCAGGTTCCGGTAAGCGTTCATCGCCTGCTCGGGGTTCTTGTACCCCTTCGCTTCGGCCAGTTCCTTGAGGCCCGGATCGCTGAAACCGTCGAACCACCGTTCACCGCCCTCTTGCCCTGCGGGTGCAGCCGCTCCGTTCGTGGTTGCCGTACCCGCGGGCGGGTTGCTACCTGATCCTCCACCCGGCGATGCCGTACCCGCGGGCGGATTGCTACCTAGCCCTTCACCCGGCGATGCCGCTCCTGCATCTTCAGCCATGTTGCATTCTCCTGTCTATCAAGGTTTTAAGAATAAGATCGGCGTCCATTTCGGACCACTTCAAGATGCGCTCATACACGTCGCGGCGACCCGCGTAGTACGCCATGAGATACGGATCGGTCTGGCCGTTCTTCCCGGCCAGGTCCGAGAAATGCGACTTGTCGGCCTTGCAGAATTCCGCCAGATCGGCCATGACATGAGCGCCGTGCGTACCCGTGAAAGCATCGCGGTAATGCTGCGCGCGCTCGGCTGTGACGTCATAAAGTTCAGGATCGGTCTTCCGGCTAGCCACCGCCTCCCTCCCTCAACTGCTTCAATAAACCAGCCGCTGCGGGCGCGACATCGGCGGCCTGCTGCACCTGCTGCTGCTGGCGATCCTGCGCAGCCAGTTCCTCGACTTCTTCATTGCTGCGCAGCCAGCGGGCAGGGACACGCTGTATTTCAGCGATCTCTGGAAGCGCGCTCTCGAAGTTCAGGCGTCGGATATGACTGCTGTCGCCGGTCAGCTGCACAGCATTCAGCGCAAATTCGGCAAGCCGCATGAAGCCGGAAACCTCACCGGCACGCTGCGACAACGCGAGCGGCGATGCGAACTCGATCTCGAACTCGCCCTGGGCCTCTTCCATCTCGGGAGGCATCTCGGGGAGCATCCCCTGAAACGCCAGAAGCTCAAGCTCGCGCTCGATCATCGGCCCCAGGTCTTCGGTCTGCTGACGCGACATGACGGGAGACAACAGAGCGCCCTGCTCCTGTGTGCGCTGGACGACTTCCGTCGCCGTCATCTCCGGCGTCTGCGTCAGGATCGAGAAAAGCGTCGTCAGGAAGCCGTCAGCGATATCGCGGCGTTCGCTCTCGTAGAAATCCTGCGCGAATTGCGGGTTGCCGGACGGCAGAACATCGACAAGCCGCTTGCCGTCCTCGCTGATCGCGCCGCCGTTCACCGCGCCGGGCGTCAGGTTGAACCAGTCCGCCGCGTCGTCGTCCTTGGCGAGCAGCACCGGCGTCGTCGCGCGCTGCCCGGCCTTGAGCGCGTCAATCTTGATCTGATCCGCAGTGCGCAATGAGCCGAGCACCTTCATCGCCGGACCCGTGGCGTAGACGCTGCCCGATGCCCGCGTGTATCTGCCTATCGGGAACGGCCATGAGCGGAAACCGCCTTCATCCACAATCTGCGGACCTTCACGGCTCACATAGACGCTCTCGAACGGGAACTCGTCATCGTCCTGCGGTCCGACGAAATGAATGAACTCGAAGGTGTCATGATCCTTGGAGCGCGGGTCGTCCAGTTTGCGCTGGATGATCTCGGGGAGTTTCTCGACATCGAATTGCTGCGCCGCCTGCCGCGGCGTGTAATTCAAGCGGCGGAACACGCCGTCGACGCGTCCTTGAATGTCGACCCGGAACCATATCGAGTGGAACGGAACGCCGATGTAGCGAAGCCCGCTGCGGCCCTGATCGAACGGCGCGTCCACAAACTTCGCTCCGTTCCCGTACAAACCGATAGACTCGTAATTCTCAAGCTGAACTTCCGCAAAGCCCGCGCGGCTTGCATACCGCTCCTTGAACAGAAGCGACGTGACCTCATCGAAGTAAAGCTGCACGCGGCGCTTGCGGTTGAGCACCGGGTCACTCGCCTTCAGAAGATGCCAGCGGGACTGGAACGGCGTCGAGATGGAGTTGAAGATCGCTACGAAGCGCTCCAGGGCGATAACGCCAGACACGTCGACATGCTTCTTGGAGAACTGCTTCGGCTGCTGCGTCGCCGCCTGACTCCCGAACCAGAACTGCGCGTGTTCCGGCTTGAGCCTCTCCGCGATCTCCCGGAAGTCACTCTCAAGCTGCGAGCGGTTCTGCTTCACGTCCTCGAACTCGCGCAGAACGTCCTTCGCGCGCTCGACTTCGCTGCCCTGAACCGCGTTCTCGACCATCAGCGAGACCCGAACACGCTGCTGGAGCCGAAGCGCCCCGAACTTGTCGGCACGCCGAGACCGCCAGTGAACAACGTGGAACTCACGCCCGGCGTGCGGCGAGCGGCCCGCCTGCGCTGATCCCGCGCGGCGCTCACGACTTCGGCGGATGAACGAACCTGCACGGCGGGCGGTTCCGGCGGCGGGGCGGGTGGCTTCGGGTCATCAATATCCGGTGTCAGGAAACCCATGTCAAAGCTCCAATGGTTCTTGCACAGGGACACATATAGCAGTGCAGCAAGATCAAGGCAACATTTGTTTAATCGAACGGGTCGAAATCCGCCCCTTTCGCGATGTTCTGGCGGCGGCTGCCGATAGGTTGTCCGAAGTAATCGCGCCGTTGCGGCCCCCGTCTTGCAGGATTGAACCTTTGGACGAACGTCAGCGCATATGCGTCGCCAACGTCCGGCGACTTCAAGCCCCTTTTGCGCATGTTCCTCTTCGGCTCAAGAATGATACCGCCATTGTCCTTCACCTCGAACTGGATGTTCAACAAGTCATCCATCAACTCCTGATCCCGAGGCAGACAACCGCAGTCCATGATCCAATCCCGGAAGCGTCCATACATCTCGGCGCGCTTGTTCGCGTAATGCCGTCGCTTCGCGGCAGGCGTCCCCGTGAAGATCATATGCACGGGATAACCGCGAGACTTCAACATATCGGCCACGCCATAACCAGGGCCAACGGCCTCGATGATGATATGATCAGGCTTGTAGCGATCAATCGCTTCAGAGGCACGCGTGACAATCTCGTCAGTCCTGATTTGCTGGTACTTCGCGTGCGGTATGGAGCGCGCATCGCGGCCACGCCGGTAAGCGAAGACCGTGCTGTCCGATCCCATATGCGCCGCGTCAATCGCCATGATGAGCGGACTCACGTCGTCTGCATCAGCCTCGTGCAACTCGCGATCCTGCGCGAACTGGATATCGGCGCGATTGAAGAAACTCTCTTCGCTGCCATACGGGAACAGCCCGCGCACGCGAATGCGCACGTAGTCGCTATCCTCGCCATACTGCTCGATGAGGCGCGCCAGATACTTCTTGTTCGTGAGGCGCACGTCGCGGCTATCGACGTTCTTGACCCACCAATACGCCCGGTCCTTGTGAAACGCATCGAAGAACCGGCCAGAGTTGCGCGTCGGGTTGCCGAACGCCAGCAAGAACGGCTCCCCGTCAGTCAGCGCGCCCTGCGCGACCTCCCATATCTGCTCAGGGATGGCGCTGGCCTCGTCCAGGATCACGGCCACGGAAGACGCCGCGTTGTGCAGCCCTGCGAAACCCTCAGACCGTTCCTCCGTCCAGGGGACCGCATCGGCGATGTAGTTCTTTCTCTTGCTCTCAGGGTAGAAAGCATAATAGAATGACGTGTTTGTCCATGTAAACCAGTGCTTGTTTATGGCGAGATTGTGCCATTTTGAAAGCTCGGGCCAAGTCTTCGTACGCAATTGTGCTTCCGTATTCGCTGTGACGACTATGCGACAGTCGGGCCTCGTTGACATGAGCCAGAGTATAACCCATGCGACCTGCGTGGATTTGCCAATGCCGTGGCCCGATGACACGGCCATCTGGACAAGCTCAAGATCGTCCCCGGCATCACGGAACGCCAGGTTGCGCGTCGCCATCTCGGCCAGATGGTTGAAGTAGTCGATCTGCCACTCGTCCGGGCCGTCCGGGTAGTGCTCCAGCGCCGTCCCCGATTTCCCCCAGGGGAACGCGAACATCACGAAACCATACGGATCGTTGAAGAACGATCCCATATGCGCCGCCAGTTTGCGGTCAAAGTCCGCCGCCTTGTTCGGATTACGCGCCATTCATCGCCCCCCGCGCTTCTCGTATTCTATCGGCCAACGGAGATTCCATTTCCCACATCCACACTTCGGGACGGTTCCTTACAAGTTCCACGTGCAGGAGCGTAAAGATCACGAGTGGCGGTTCAAAAATCTTGTCGCGCATCCATGTGACGTCGAAGACTCGTATGTACAACACATTGAACCGGCAACAGAAGAACCACGGATCGTCGCGGTCACCGGAGAATTTCCATGTGAAGTGCGGCGTTACCGCGTGCCTGATCCAGCAAGCACGCCGGTAGGCCCACGCCTTTATCCGTTCAGATACCTCAGGGCCATCAGCCTTGTTCGGATTACGCGCCATTCATCGCCCCCTTGCAAGGGACGGATGCGCCCGAGCGTCGTGCTCATGACACCAGCTTGAGCGCAGAGAAACGGTGCGGGCGCGGCAATACTTCGGCCCTTCGCCGTTATCCGCGATCCAGCGGCATTCGCCAAGGCGCAGAGATACCGTGTCCTCGACTGGCGGCAGTTCCGGGTCAGGCATCGCCCGCTCCACAGGTGACGGCGGCAGCGCGCCACGATCCCTGTCACGCTTCAGCCTGGACGCCCTGAACGCCCGCTCCTTGTTGCGCCGGGAATTTGCCTCACAACCGGGCGCAGCACGCAGACCGAGCCTGCTGATGCGCCCGATGACAGCGCTTCGCGACTTCTCATACCCCTCGGCTACAAGATAGCGGGAAATCGCTGCCGCAGTGCTGCCGTCACGCAGCTTCTCGCGGAGTATGCGGTCTGCCTCTTCTGGCCACAAAGCCATCACACACCCCTCACGACGCGCTGTTCCAGCTTGTCGGCGCGGTTGATCTCCCGCTGCAACGCAGCACGCAGCGTGCTCATGTGATCTTCCAGCACCTTGAGCGTCTTCTCCATCTGCTTCGCCTGCGCCTCGGCGCGCACTGCGCGCTCAAGAAGCTTCTGTTTCTCGGCGTCCGCTTTAGCTTGTAGCGTCATGATCTATCCTTTCTCCAAACCACAAAAGCGCCAGGCAGCACCATGCCGCGTGCGCCAGGTGTGGCAGCCCGCTCTCCGGGTCATTGCGCTCACCGTCCGCGTATGCCCACAGATGCCGTTGCGCCGCGTCGTAGTAGCGCTCGGGATCGCCGCATTTCCGCCAGTTGTCCCGTGCGTACTTCTCCGCCCCGAATGCCGCCACTGCCGCCACGGCTTCGAGCGGTTTGCGGAACGCGCCGAGAAGCGCCCATCGCGGCTTACCGCCATCGTGCTTGACAAACTGTTTTTCAGGGCCAGTTCGCCGGTGCGAAATCTTCCGGGTAGCAGACATCATCCCAGTCCCATACCGCGCGTCCTGCGTCGATACATTCCCGCTGCCACGACGGACGCGAGAAGCCCTCATCCTCCGGCGTGGAATACCGCGTGCGCCGCCCGAGCGTGTAGGCCGGACCGTAGATCGCGGCGGCCTCGAAGACGTATCGCACGACGCCAGGCCAAAATGTCAGATGCGGCGTCCAGTCAATCTCCAGTTGCGCCCATCTGCGCCGGTCAAGCATCCGCTGCGCCTTCCTGCGCGCCTGCCTGATCGCAGCTTTCAGCGAATGCGCAGCACGCGGCAATATGACAGTGATGCGCCGCGGGTGTTGGCTCACTGCGGCGACCTCCCCTCAAACTCGCGCATATGCGCCGAATTCAGTTTCAGCGCCTCGATCTCGGCGTCTGTCTGCTGCCGCCACGGTGCGTGCATAGCGCCAGTGAGCGTATCGCGCACAGCAAAGCCGCCGCGCGTCTCGACAACCTTGAAGCGCTTTTCCTTAGCCATCGGGCTGGCCCTGTGCGGCGCGCGGCTCAAGCGCAGAGAGACGCTGCTGGAGATTATCCTTGATCGCTGTGACCTGTTGCAGCTGCGCCCTGGCGCGCTCCAGATCGGCCTGGAGCGTGTTGCGCTCAGCGCGGATGCGGTTCATTTCCGTCGTGAGACGGGCAATCTCCGCGCGGTCCTCGTCGTTCTGGCGGCGCAAGCGCTCCGTCTCCGCCTCGTAGAAATCGGCGATATCTTCGGGCATCTCGCTCAGCCCCTCGATACTGTGGTCGGCAGGACTATGTGCGCCAATGAGACAGCCAAGGCGGAACGCGGCGTCCACAACCTCCCTGACGCGTGCTGCAAAGCCGTCGGTGATATCTTCAGAAGGGCAGTGGTTCATTGCGGCGATCCTCGCTGGTTCGGTTTGTCACTGTGCAAGGGACGTTAGATCAGATGGCTCTCCTGTGTCAACTATCAAGTTGAGAAAGGTAGCGATGAAAATTGTTTCACAGAAATTTTGACCCCCTGCATATTTGTCCGTGTACTTACAAGCAGAAGACGCGCGACGCGAGCGCCCCCCACCCGCCCGGTACCCCCCGGGGGTCTGTTAACGAAATATTAACCAAACCGCTTCCCGCGCATGGCGTCGACTGGTCGGGGACGTGCTCTACTGATTTATAATCACCTGTGCAGCGGCCTGTATGCGTTGGTGAGCAACGACTTAGAGTGTGGAATGATGTGAGTGGAGCGTTACTGGTGACATTTTTTGCTTGCGTTAACGCGTTGTTAAGACTTATGCGTCACTGTACAGGGGACAGACGGCAAGGGTTGTCGACCGGGTTGACGTCAAGGTCGGTTGACACTCGTATGTCTGTCCTGGCATTCAGCCGGAAAGCGAACTGTTACAACATAACATGCCGAAACACACAATCGGGAGATGCGGTAATGCCAAATAAACAAGAGCATATCACTGAGCGGCTAGAACCATATCAGGAATTTAGCAGTGGCACGCTCAAACTCACTGACGTGCTGCCAGCGCTAGGTAGTGCTTTGCAGACTGTAGCAATAGGACCAGACGTTAAAATAGCCGAAGCGGCTATAGACTGCGAAGGCTGCGAAGACGATGTAGAGCTAGCCAACCTGCTAATGGAGGTGCTGGACACTCTACAGGAATATGCGCCCGACTACTGTTACGTCGGCACGCATGAAGGCGATGGCGCGCTATATGGCGTATGGCCGTGCGTCGATAGCCTGCTATATGATATACAATGTGGCGAAGTTCTGGGAGTTAACGACGGCAGCGAAATTCCTAGCGATCATTGCGGCGCTGTAGCGATTATCAATGAGCGCGGCAGTGTAAAGTTTGGTCATGCTGTAGCCGGTGAATTTTTCGAGTTGTGGAGTGTGATTTGAGTTACCTGGTTCTGGTGGACAATCACTGCAACCAAAGGAGACATGACAATGATCGACAGACAAACCATCCACGACGCTCGCAACCAAATGGAAGTCGTTCGCGGGACACTCGAGCAAGCAGCGCGCGTGGCGTGGCGCAAAAAGATCGCGGCCGAGATGGCGCAGGAGTTCAGCGACGACGCCACTGACAACGACAAGGCTTTGCACCTTGTCATGCTGGCAAACGAAGAAATCGCACTACTCGCATCTGATGCGCACGCCATGAACCGAACCCCGCTCGGCATCATGGAGTATGAGGCGCGGCGCACGGTAGCCAGCAAAGTGGCGCACAACGCCGGGAAAATTGTTAGAGGTAAATGGATGCTGTGACGCGCTAGTGCCGCCACGGGGCAACCTGTGGCGGCATCATGGGCGACACGCTCGACAAAGGCAACCAAAGGAGACATGACAATGGCAAATCTTTCTAAAGCGACGCTGCAAGGCGCAGACTTCAGCGGCACATACAGCGACGACCGCATCGACGCTCAAGCGCGGAGCCGCATGCACGATATCAGTCTGATCATCGCCGCAGACATGGCGGGCGTCGGCGATCCCGGCGATGATGACCAGATCGCCGAACGCCTGGCGGATTGGAGCAATGAGGCAATCGGGGAACTGCGTCAGCTATCACCGCTCCATGAATACGGCTTGGCGCTGACATATGAAGCAGATGAAGAGAACGACGGCCAGAACGCGCACTTCTGCTGGTTGCTGTCGACCGGCGGACCGCACGAAGAAATACGCTTCTTCGTGAACGAGGCATTCCGTCTCCAGCGTGCCGAATTCGTCTTCAAAGGTTGGTCTGATGCAGCATGCGTCGAACTGGCGGGAGACCACATCGGCACGCTGCGCGATCTCTGGAATAGCTGGCGTGACTGCGAACTCCCGCAACACTTGATCGAGCAGGCGCGCAAACGCTGATCACCCGCCAAAACCCCACATGGCTCACTGAGCCTCTCACAAGCTCACTGAGCCATGTGGCGGCCCATCCGCACTCAGACACCGGACAGCCCCGAAAAGCCGCTCAGCGGCCTTCTGTGCCGTCCTCAATCCACTCCACGTCGTCCTGCTCGGCTGGCTCAATGTCCATTGGACGTGCATCGAGGGTATCTGCCGCAGGACGCGGGATGCGCTGGATCGCCTCGCGCAATGCGCCAAGGACGTCTCCGACATCCGCGCCAGTGTTCTGCTGCTGCGCGCCGTAGGTGTCGCGGTGACGCCGCTCCAGCCACCATTTGCAATTGCGCGCCGCCATCTCCAGCCGCTCCCGTGGCGTCTCGTAGTCCTGGTGCATCGTCAGCAAACTGTCGGCCACTGCATGGCCCTGTTCCAGCGTGGCATCCTCATACGCGGCCTGGGTCGCCTTGTCCTCGCGGCACGCAACGCGGATCATGTACGGCTCGAGCATGGGATTGACAGCCCGGCACGCTTCGGCCTCGGTCATGCCAGTGCGCAGCAGCGGAAACACCGCGTCGCGTATCTGTTCACGCCACTGTGCCGGGAAGGTCGCTTTGTAAGGCGTCGGATCATTGCTCATGGTTACGTTATAACATCGCAGCGTACGGACGGCAAGCCCGGGCG